ACCACGTTTTTTGGACTGTCCCCACGGTTCGAGGTTGTCCGTGAGACGCTGGACTGGACCGGGGTACAGCACAACGGCGAGGCGTTCTTCTATTTCCAGTACCGGTGTCAACTGTGGCGCGGCGACCTGCTGGTCGGGGACGGACTGGGGTCGTGCAACAGTTGGGAGAAAAAGTACCGTTACCGCACCTCTGCCCGCGTGTGTCCGAACTGCGGAGCCGAGGCCATTATCAAGGGCAAGGCCGACTTTGGCGGCGGCTGGCTGTGCTGGGGAAAAAAGGGTGGCTGCGGCGCCAAGTTCCCCGACGGCGATCCGGCCATCGAGGGGCAGGAAACCGGGCAGGTTGTGAACGACAACCCCGCCGACCTGGTGAACACCATTGACAAGATGGCCCAAAAGCGGGCGCTCATTGCGGCCACCCTGATCGCCGTCAATGCGTCTGAGTTCTTCACTCAAGACCTGGAGGACTTGGAGGACTGGGGACCGATGCCGGATACAACCAACAGCGAACAGCCGGGCAACGCGCCACAGACCGCCCGCCCCGCGCAGCGTCCGGCACAGGCGCAGCCACAACGCCGGAACGGGGGCACTACTCGTCCGCCAGCCCGCCCGTCGCAAACACTGGACCGCGATCCGGTCAACTTTACCGAGTTCTGGCAGTATCAGGCATTCAAGGCCATTGGGTACAGCAACCGCGATCATGTCCAGAACGCCGTCAAGTTGGTCTGGCCCGACCGGACCCTGGACAGCTTCTCTGACGCCGAGTTTGCCGAGTTTTGGGCGCAACTGAAGGCCCATCACGAGGCCACGGTCGAGGCCGTCCGATGAACACCACGCAGCTCACACTCAACACCGGGGGCGGGCCGTCCGCCCCCGCCAACAGGCCGCAAAAGGCGGCAGCAGTGATATACCGCAAGGACGTGTTGTGCCCGGTCTGTCTGTGTCCGCGTGCATTCCGTTACGTATCCGCCACGCTCCAGACGTGTGAGGCGTGTGGGTACCGGTTGTGCGAGCGGGTATGGGGTCCGGTGCTGCCTGTGCCGGAATGGAGGACGGCATGAACGAGCTGGACAGGTTTGGATACAACGCGCACGCGGTAGGCGAAACCGCCAAGCTGCCACTCGACTACCAGGCGCCAAAAACGGTACAGCCGTACACGCTCCAATGTTCCATGACTGGCTGGCGTTCGTTTTTCAATGTCAAGCCGGGCCAACTGGACGAGCTGCGCGGGTTGATCGGACAGTACCGTGCCGACTGGCCCGGCTTTGAATTTCGGATCGTTGAGCTGGAAATGGGGCTTTTCATTTCCAAGGTATTACCGGACTAGCCAGCCCCAGCCCCGACCCCTGGAGGCAAGGCGGCGGACGGAGAGACCGCAAAAGAGAAAGAGTACAAACGCCAGGGGGAAACTACCGGATAGGGGGACTCGACGCGGGCGGCGGCCCGCGTACCAGGTCGAAGGCCAGATCCGGCGCGAGCCGGGGACCCTGCGGGGTCTACTTGGGGCGTTCGGGGCGGGGAACGAAACAACCCCGCCCCACCAATGAAAGGGGAACGGAAATGAGCCTGGATGTTTACCTAAACCTAAAGGGATGGAAGGGATTGGACTCGGACCGCACACATACCGGCATTTTTGTCCGAGAGAACGGGCAGACCGCTGAAATCTCCCGTGAGGAATGGGATCGCCGCTATCCTGGACGGGAGCCAGTAACGGTGGACGGGGCAGACGACGGCGAGGTGTACTGGGCTAACATCACCCACAACTTGGGCAAGATGGCAGGCGAGGCCGGAATCTATATGCCCCTGTGGAGACCGGACGAAATTGGCGTTACCACAGCCCGACAATTGATCGAGCCGCTGCAAGCCGGGCTGGATGCACTCAAAGCGGACCCCGAACGGTTCGAGGCGTTCAACCCATCGAACGGTTGGGGGAACTATGACGGCCTGGTGCGGTTCGTCGAGAACTATCTGGACGCATGTCGGGCATACCCAGACGCCGCCGTGTCGGTGTCGAGGTAAGGGCGCATAACCCGCCCCACTTGGAGGAATGGAAATGACACGCAAGCAACGACCAGCGCTGAAACTCGGGGACTTGGTGAATTACCAGGGCAGCCGGCGATGCTACGAGGTTGTCGAAATTCTCCATGACGGGCTAGTCGTCGTCGCCAGTATTGTGACTAGGCGAACGAAAACGATCCGTCGCCCCGAGCACCTGGAGCGAGTGAAGGAGGAACGATGACGGGCATACTGGCATTGGGGATCGGCATTGGCATACTGTTGGGCGGGCTGCTGGCCGTGGTCGTGTGGTCGCTGTGCGCGATGTGCGCACGCGGAGACGACGAGGCGGGGGAGAGGTAGATGGCTGTAACCATTCTCCAGGGCGACGTGATGGACCGGCTGCGCGAGTTGGCCGACGGCAGCGTGCAATGCTGCGTGACCAGCCCTCCGTATTGGGCGCTCCGTTCCTATTTGCCCGCCGATAGCGCGCTGAAACGCTACGAACTGGGCGCCGAGCCGGTCCACGACTGCCTGGGGTGGGCCACAGGGCAACCGTGTGGGGCGTGTTACGTATGCAAGATGGTGCAGGTGTTCAGGGAAGTAAGAAGGGTGCTCAGAGACGACGGGGTGCTGTGGCTAAACCTGGGCGATAGTTATGCGGGCGGAGGTGGGTTTTGTCCTACAGCGCCGTCTAGCCAGCCGGACGCGGTAAAGGCCCGCGGAGGGTTTGGTTCTATGCTAGACGGTAGGCTCATCAAGGGGCAAATCAAGCCCGGTAACGGTCTCAAGCCCAAAGACCTTTGCGGCATCCCCTGGCGCGTAGCCCTCGCCCTCCAGGCCGACGGGTGGTATTTGCGCAGCGACGTGATATGGGCCAAGCCCAACGCGATGCCTGAGTCAGTCCAGGACAGATGCACCAAGTCCCACGAGTACATTTTTATGCTGGCAAAGTCGGAACGCTACTTTTTTGATGCCGAGGCCATCAAGGAGCCGTCAACTGGCCAAACCGGATCGGCGGCGAACTTTGCACGCGACACCAAAGAGGCCGACGTTCCTGGCCAAGCGCGCACGCAACACCGGACAGAACGGGAGCCGACTGAGGACAATGGCACGCGAAACAAGCGCGATGTGTGGACGATCCCGACGTTTCCATACTCCGGCACGCACTATGCTGTTTTTCCGCCCGCCCTCGTGGAGCCGATGATCAAGGCCGGCACGAGCCAGGCGGGCGCGTGCCCCCGTTGTGGCGCGGCTTGGGAGAGGGTGGTGGAGAGGGAATCTCGAGTACCATGGTCAGAACGCAAGGAAAAAGGGGCAACGCGTGGCGACCTGGCAAGGGGATACAACGCCAACCATGGCGAGGGCACAGATCACACGCTGGGCTGTAGCACCACCACTCTCGGCTTTCGCCCCACCTGCTCTTGCCAATGCCAATATCCAGACGTGAGCTTGCCAAAAGACGACCCGGTACGCAACGCTTATGTCCCTGTCCCTTGCACCGTTCTTGATCCTTTCGCCGGGGCCGGTACCACGCTGTTAGTCGCCGACCGCCTGGGCCGTGACGCCATCGGTATCGAGCTAAACCCCGAGTACGTCACGATGGCAGAGCAGCGCATTTACGGGGATGCGCCACTGTTCGCAATGGTAGAGGTGGGGTGATGCAAAACTGCCCCCTTGACGCACAGCGGAAAAAGGGTATAATGGTAGGTGCTGCCAAGCAAAGTATCTCGGGCCTTTTTTGTTGCCCCGGTGCTTCACAATTGCATACCGTCTCTTGTGAACAAAGAGAGCCGTACAACGAGTGGGGACAGAGGTCCGAGCCTTTGCTTGGCAGCGGGGCAACCACGAGTTGTGCGGCTCTTTTTGTTTTCCGCACCAGGGCAAGAGAGAGGGCGAAATGGAAATGACGGTAGCGGTTTCACTCAGGGAGATCATCGAAGATGCGGGCGTGGAGATCGGTTTTGTTCACCCCGTCGCCGGCGTCGTGTACATCGTGACGGGGATGCCGTTTGATGGCCCGTACAGCCTTGCCTACAAGATCGGGTACACCAACAACCTCGGCGGGCGTATCGCGCAGTTGCAGAGCGAGTACCGATGCGAGCTGTGGGTCTGTCACGCTGTTTGGTCAGACGATCCGCAATTTGTCGAGTCCTGCCTGCACGAGTTGTTCCGCGACAAGTGGGCCAAGACACCCAAGGGCATTGAGTGGTACGACCTGACCCACGAGGACATAGACTGGCTACAGACCTTTGAGGCGATCAGCGCCAGCACGATCAAGCGCCACCAAAAGAACCCAGGGGCATTATCCGAGTGGCTGGCCGAGTTTGGGCCGAACGACGGCAGACAGTGGAAGCGAGCCATTGGCCCGATAGAGATGTGAGGGGGGACGATCCAAAAGGAGGATCGGAACCGTGACAATGGACGAATACCAAGGAAAAGAAAATGGCGACAAGTCTACTCATTGAGGAAAGCCCCCTTCAGGTGTTGCCCACACTGGCAACAGCGGTGGGCTTGAACGAGGCGATCATACTACAGCAGATCCATTACTGGGTCGGGCTGTACCGGAAAGCAAAGGACGCGCACCACAGACATGACGGGGAATGGTGGGTGTACAACACCATCGAGGAATGGCAAAGCAATTTCCCGTTCTGGAGTCAGAGCACCATCGTTCGCACCCTGGACAACCTGCGCAAGCCGTACACCAACCAGGGCGAAAAAGACCCTTGCCCGAGCCGTGGGCCGTTGGTCACGACGGGGCACTACAACCGCAAGGGCTACGACCGCACGCTGTGGTACCGGATCGACTACAAAGAACTCGACAGGCTGACCGCTGCCATTTTGTCAAAATGCCAAAATGGAACCACGCAAGATGACAAAATGGATCATGGCATTTTGAGTGGACCAATACCAGAGACTACCCAGGAGATTAACGCAGAGACTACTTTTACTGGCGCATCCGCGCCAGAAACCGGGGATTTGTCTCCTGACGCTATGTTTCCCCCGCAACCCAAGCAAACACGTCGGCGCGCACCTATTCCCAGGGCACGGGATAACCTGGAGTTGTCGGCGGAACTGGTCAAGCGTGGCGCGTCGAACCACTCAGCGTCCGTACCGCCGGCTGCCGGTGGGGCCGACCCGTACATGGACGGGGCACTCGACATTACCTGTTGCCTGCTCCGTATCCGCCGGGACACGCTGACCGAAAAGGAACAAGGGAACTGGGCACGCCGCATTCGAAAAATTGCCGAGGGGGTCGGCGGCGGCACACCGCTCCTGTACCGTCAAGCCGTGGCCCAGTGGTACCCATACAGCGGGGAAGCGTGGAAGGCCAGGGACGGCGCGCCATACAGCAGCACCCCGTTTCGAGACGACTATGAACGATCCATTCAGGGTCTTATGCGCCAAATTTTGAGCGGCACGATCCCGGCGCCTCGCGGCGACGACCTGATCGCCGACGTACAAAAAGGAGAACGCGACAATGGCACTAACCACCATCAAGGGCGAAGCGGAACGCCTGGCACAAGCGAAGCTTCAGCGAAGCTTCAGAGAGACATGGCAGCAGCACTTGCAGGAACGCACGCCGGCGGAGCTGGCGGTTGAACTGGATCGCCACTGTCCGCACTGCCATCGGTTACTCGTGCCGGATGTTGTCGAGTATCCGGCCCCGTGGCTGGAGTCGGGCGTCATTCGCCGTGAGGTATTTGCCGAATGTGACTGCCCGGGTGCCGAACGGGAACGGGAACGCCGCATCGAGACCCAGGTCGAATTTGAGGCCAAGCAAAAAGCTGAGGCGCTGCGCCAGGCGTTGGTGCGTGCCGGCATTGTCGGCGACCTGGCCCGGTGCACGTTCGACCAGTTCAAGCGCCGCGAGAACTGGGGTGCTGCGTCGGCCCTGGCCGGCAAGGTTCGCAAATATGTAGACGCAGTGTTGGGCGACAACCTCCAGGGCAAGCCGTGGCTGATCATGTACGGGCGTTACGGCACGGGCAAAACCCACCTCGCAGCGGCGGCGATCATTGAGACGGTTACGGCGGGGATGCGTGACTGCTATTTTCGGGGGTGGACGCAGTACCTATCCCGGCTCAAGGCGAGCTGGAACGACGGGGCCACCGAGCGCACATCAGACATTGAGGCCGAGTTACAGCGGGGGCGGCTGATCGTCCTGGACGACATTGACAAGGCCCGTGACCCGTCGGGGTGGGCACGAGAGACGCTGTACACGGTCCTGGAGCGCCGGTATCAGTTACAACTGCCGACGATCCTGACGTTCAACTATTCCATGACCGAGACGGACACCGACGCGCCAGGGCAGTATCTACTGGAGCGGTTCATGACGCGGGCCGTGATCGACCGCATCCTGGGCGCGAAATGGGACGTGTTGAATTTCGACGGCCCGAGCTACCGCAGCGGGTTGGCGTGGGACGTGACCGCGCCACAGACGGCGAGACGGTAAGACCACCAAAAAGGAGCGATGACGATGGCATACTTTCCGAACGGCATGGCAGCCGAGGCGTACAAAGAGCAGTACTGTTACCGCTGTGTCCATTGTGATGGGGAATACTGCCCCGTCCTGGACATTCACGAGTTGCACAACTATGACCAGGTAAAAGACCCGATATTGCGGGGCATTCTCGACACGCTGATCCCGTCGAAGGGCGCGACGAACGAGCAATGCGCGATGTTTGTGGAGCGGGTGAAATGAGACGCATAGTACAGGCATTCATTTATCAGACATACCGGCGGCACCTCGACGAACGGCACAACGCCGACTTTGAGGTCTGCCGGCGTCCGTTGTGCCGGTTGGCGGCAGCGGCAGAGCGCACGTTGTACGCCTGGCTGTACGACTGGGGGATGTAGCCAATGCCACGTCGTCCGCGTTACTCAGCCCATCCCGACGGCAACCAACCGCAGATCGTCCAGGAACTAGAGGACTGTGGTTACTACGTCGTCAACCTGTCGCGCACCGGGCACGTGTTCGACCTGGCCGTGTGGGGCTTTGACTGGCACATCCAGGACCACGTGTGGCGCATGATCGAGGTTAAAACCGACGATGGCAAACTGACCGCCGCACAGCAGGCATTCCAGGAGGAACACCCCGGCGCAGTACACACGGCGCGCAACCTGGAGGACGTGCTGCGTGCATTTGGGAGGGGGCAATGACCACCGAGGGCTGCGCCTATCGCCTGTATCGTCTATCTGACCAGGACCGGGCGTGCTTTACGTGCCAACTGCCCGAGTGCGACTAGGACAACCCAGCGTGTCCGTTCTGTGCGGTGGACCCGGTGACGGTGGTCATTCGGGCGTTCGAGAAGATGTTGAGCGAACAGGTAAGCCGCGCGGCGGCGCGCATTTTGAGGGAGGCGAACCGTGTCTGACATTCTCTACGACGCATTGGGTATCCTGTTGTTGGCCGGCTGGGTGCTGTCCCTGGCCCTGTCGGCGCGTGGCTGCCCAGGGCGGGAGTACATGCACCGCAAGCCGAAAGAGATCACCGGGGTGGCCTATTGGCTGTGGGAGAAGCGACGATGACACTGATCGAGCACACCTTATGGGGCACGCGGGACAAGGTGCAGGTTGCCATCGACCGGCTGCGCAGCTTTGAACCGCCGGAGGGTTACTATCTGGCCTTTTCCGGCGGCAAGGACTCGATCACTGTCCACCGACTGGCAGAGTTGGCGGATGTGCGTTTTGACGCGCATTACAACGTGACCACGGTCGATCCGCCCGAGCTGACGGCATTTATCCGAGCCAACTATCCCGGCGTCGAGTGGCACAGGCCGGAAATGTCGATGTTTCGGCTGATCGTTCACAAGCGATGGCCGCCGATGCGCCAGAAGCGGTACTGCTGCGAACGTCTGAAAGAGCACGGCGGGACAGGTCGGCGGGCAGTCACGGGCATCCGCTGGGAAGAGTCATACCAACGCAGCACGCGCCGCATGGTAGAGTCCTGTCACGCGGACAAGACCAAAGTCTATATCAACCCGATCCTAGACTGGACCGAGGGCGACGTGTGGGAGTTCATTCGCGCTGAGGGCCTGGCTTATTGTTCGCTCTACGACGAGGGCTTCGACCGGCTGGGCTGTATTCTGTGTCCGATGGAAACCAACCCCGACGCCATACAGCGGCACATCGAGCGATGGCCCCAGTTTGCGGACGCATACGTCCACACATTCGACCGGGTGATCGCGCTGCGCAAGGCAGAGGGGCGGCGGTGCACGTTCGACACGGGGCGGGCGCTTTTTGACTGGTGGATCGACCGGCGCCCGCGACCGCAACAGGAACAGGATGAGCGCCTGTTCGAGATGGAGGCAGTATGAACATAGCCGAGTACCATGTCGTGTGGGCCGCCGCCGCCACCGGACTGGTGGTCCTTCTCACTGGCCTGCCCTGTGCGCTGTGGCTGGCGCAGGTTATCCTCGACCGGCGTGCCGAACGTGACGGTCCGGTCATTCGCAACAGAGGGAAGGTAGTCAAATGATATTCGAGATCCTGACGGATGCCATGGCGCACGGCGAGTTGATCCTGGTAGAGGGCGGTTTTTGTAACTGGCACCTGTGCCGCAATGGGCAGTTGACCATCCGCGAGATCATGGTCCTGCCAGAACGGCGGGGCCAGGGGGTCGGGCGCGGAATGCTGGAGACACTGAAACAAACGCCGGGCGCAACGTCCATTTTCGCAAAATGCCCGGTAGACCTGCCGAGTAACGGATGGTATCGGGCAATGGGGTTTGAGAACGTCGGGGCCGAGACAACGCCAAGTGGACGGGAATTGAACCTATGGAGACTCCCACTTTGATCTTTTGTGGCGGCGGGAATGAACGCTTTTACCGCATCGCAACCGAGGCCGGGTTCGAGTACGGCGCACGCCTGCCGGATACGGTGTACGGGCCATTGTATTTCGCTGACCAGGAATACAAGGCGCCCGACCGTGCGGCATATATGGCAGCGTTGGCGGAGCACCGTCCGTACATGGCGACGGTGCTCGACCTGGAGCGTGCCGACCAACTGCCCGAGGTGCTCGGCTGGGCCGAGGAAGCGGCGCGGCATGTCCAGGTTGTGATGCTCATTCCCAAGGCGTCCGGGGTGATCACCCGGCTGCCCCGGCGTATTGGCGGAGCCGATGTGCGGTTGGGGTATTCAGTCCCTACCCGGTACGGCGGAACGTTCGTGCCCGTGTGGGAGTTCGACGGTTGGCCGGTGCACCTGTTGGGCGGATCGCCACATAAACAAATGGCCCTGCGCCGGTATATGGATGTGGTCAGTGTGGATGGCAACATGTCCAGCAAGATGGCGACGAAATTCTGCGGCTTTTGGGTACCTGGGACTGCCAGGTATGCGAGTGATCGATGGTGGCCCACCTTACTTGAAGCGGACGGCGTGCGGTGGGGGGATGGATCAAACTCGGCAGGCGGGCCAGACGAGGCGTTCCGGCGGTCGTGTGAAAACATTATGCGAGCATGGAGGAAGCAATGATCAAGCCGTGGTTACGTGTGATCCTGTGGTGTGTCCTGGTCGCCATCGTCGCCGGGCTGGCGGTGTACCTGGGGGTGGTGAGATGAACGAGACGCCACAAAAAACCGTCGAACAACAGGTGTACGACAACATCAAGGCGCGCAAATACGCCGACTATCCGCCCGACGTGCTCCTGGTGCGCCAACTGGTCAAGGCCACCGAGGAACTAGCCGAGGCGCTGAGTCATTGCCGGACGGCGGTCCAGTACACGCAGGTCAACCAACTCATTGACGACGTGTCCCGACTCGGGCGGCAGGCGCGGGCGTTGTTCGACAACCGCCTGGTATGGAACCTGGTGCAACTGACGCCAGAACAGCGGGCTGCGTTACCTGAAGAGGTTGTAGACGTGGCTATCCCGTTGGACGTGGCGGCTGTTGTGCTGGACATGGACATGAGCGTTGCCAAACTGGAAAAGAGCAGCAGGGACATCAAGAGGGGTGTGAGATGAAACGTTTTACCTCATACCCGGCGCTGTTCGGGCGGCTTGAATTTCACGCAGAGTCTATCGACGATGACGGTCAGTGGCGTGTGGCCCTGATGCTACTGCCATCCGAGGCCGTGCGGATGGCGTTCGCCCTGCTATGGGGCGCGGCTTGCACGGTAGTTCGTACATGGTGGGAGAAGATGAGATGACCATTCATACCGTCTACATTGCCGGGCCGTACACCAAGCCGGACCCGGTGCTGAATGTGCGGGCGCATTGCATGGCAGCCGAGCAGGTGCGCAAGATGGGCCTGTTGCCCTTTGTACCGCTGTTGTCTCACCTGTGGCACCTCGTCTCTCCGCACGACTATGACTATTGGATGGAAATGGATCTCGAATGGGTGGCGCAATGCGACGCCGTGCTGCGCCTGCCGGGTGAGTCTGCCGGCGCGGACAGCGAGGTGCGCATGGCGAAAGAGATGGGCAAGCCGGTGTTTTACTCGGTCGATGAACTGAGGGAGGCAAGATGAGCGAACAGGAAAAGCCAAAGGTCAAGCGGGTTCGGTGTGAAGTTTACTCCAGGATCGTGGGGTATCTTCGCCCCGTACAGAACTGGCACGAAGCGAAGCGGCTTGAATTCTCGCAGCGCCGCACCTACGACGTGCCAGCGGCGGCGAAACTGGAAACGATGGGGGACGAGGAGGCCACATGACCCAACCAACGGAGCCGAGGGGCGCGGCGACTGAGGATGGGGGGACTGACGCGGGCATGGCGCGGCTGTGGCTGTGCCCGTCTTGCCATTTCGCGGTGGGTTTCATTGACGACGAAAACAACCTGGTTATCTGGCGACCGGAGGGCAGTATCACGCTGCGATCCGGCGTGTTCGTGTGCGCGTGTGGAGAAGTTATTCACTGGATAGAAGCGGTCAAGCCGCTGCCATTCTAGTCTGACAACTGAGCAGGCGCGGGGACGGATAAAGCCCCGGCCACGTCGGAGATGAGCGCCCGACCTGTAACACCGTTTGGTGGTATGGGTCGGGCGCTGTTCGTTGTTTTGGAGGATGCATGTTTGACCTTGACCTAGAGGACCAACAGGTAATGGACCAGGCGCTGCGGACGGCGCTGCCAATGTGGTCAGGCAGAGAGAAGGACTGCTTTATCTTGCAGCTGCTTGGCTATTCCCAAGAGCAGGCGGCGGGGATGCTAGGAATATCACAACCCGCCGTGTGTCAGTACCTTGCTTGTGCAATGGGCAAAGTACGCGAGATTGCAAAATCGGCCTTATAAAACACCCCCTATCTTGTCCCCTTACATGTAGAGGGAGGTATGCATTGTCGCGATTCAAGTTATGTCCAGCTTGCAGGGAAAGGCCAAAGCCAAGCGATTTGGCCTTGTGTCACGCCTGCCGCAGCAAATATGGACTGAACGCCGATAACTGGCCCGAGTGGCTCAGGGAATTGGTCAACTCTGAACGCCGCGACAGGTATGCCGACAAGTGTATCAGGGAGCACGAGGTCAACATGCCACCCGATTGCGAGTCATGGGTGGGTACGCCAACATGGACCGACGGTGTTGCTATGCCGTCCAACCATTACGACGATCCCGACACTATGATCCTTGTCCCTGATGACCAGTTGCTAACCCGTGGCCCAGGTGAAATGGCCTGGGCTGGTAGGGTTTTGTTGCCCTACGCACCTTACGACAACGAGGAGGACAACCGCAGCTATCGGCGCGCCAATGGCATCCCCGAGAGGTAGCGGTGTTGAGTGTCCCCTTTGTCGGCAAAGGGCGCAACTATGCCGATAGCCGCCCCGTCGAACTGGAGGGGCTTGACCTGGCCATGATCGACCAACTACGCCGGGAACTGACGCCGGCAGAGTGGTTTTTGCTGGCGACACCAACCGACGAACTGATCGAGACGGCGCACGGGTACGGGGTAAGCGCAAGGGCGGTACTTCATAGGCGGGCCGTGTTACAGGATCGCCTGAGAGATAAATATCACACGTAGGAGGGCCAATGATCGACTGGGGAAGCATTATCGAAAAAGTCTTGCTGGCAGTGATCAGCGTGGCGCTGCCGCTGCTGCTCAAGTGGCTGTTCGACTGGCTGAAGTTGAAGCGGGCCGAGTTCGAGCAGAACGTCGGGGAACAGTGGGTCTATGCGCTTGACGAGGCCGTGCGTCTCGCCGTCCGTGCGGCTGAGCAGTCCGGGCTGGCAAAACTGATCACAGACACGGCTGAGGCAAAAAAGCGGTATGCCATCGACAGGGCAGAGAGTTACCTGCACGAGCGTGGGTTCGACATTGACCTGGACGTGCTGGAAGCCGCTATCGAGGCTGAGGTGATCCGGCAGTTTCCCAAGCCGGCGCCGGTGCAACCGCTGCCGAGCGACGTGGGACTGTAATGCCTAGCCCCATCCGAGGGGCGCGGAATGGAGCTAGAGCTATGACAGAAAACGGGCGCGTTTCTCTACGTGAGTACATCGAAGCACGGTTCGATGCGCTTGAGGAGAAACTGGCAGTACAACAGGCGCACTATCAGTCGTGCATGGATGACCACGAGGGCCGGATCAGGGATCTGGAGAAACGCGAGCCGGTGCGGAACGTAGCCGAGGCGGTGATCGGTATTGTCGCCGTCGCCGCTGCCGCGTTGGGCATCAAAGCGCCGTAGATGCCCGAGACAACCGTATCGCGATACGTGCGCCGGCTGGACTCGGGGCGGTATCGTGTGGTGCTGCCCGAAAGCGTGACTGGCATTCGCCATTATGGCACGTTCGACACGCAAGCCGAGGCCGAGGCCGCACGCGACCGGGCGCTGGCTGAGCCGGAACCAGTAGACGACGCGCCGATAGTCGAGGGCTTAACAACCGAGTACGCCGAATGGACCGCCGACGAACTGTGGTCCGCCGCATTCGCTGCGCAGGACCGGGCCGCAAAGCGCGAACAGGCGAGGGCGGACCAGTCTATTACTGTCCCCGGCGTGCGCGCGTTTGCCATTGCCTATACGTCAGACTGGCACATTGGAGACGCGCGCACAAATTATCGCCAGCTCAAGACCGACCTGGAGACGATCCGAGACACCGACCGCATGTGGGCCGAATACCACGGCGATGGGTGGAACAATTGGATCGTCGGGAAACTCGCCGGCCTGCAACGTGGCGAGCCGATCCCGTTCGACGCCGAGGTCCAATTGTTCGCTGAGGCCGTGGGCCTGTGCCGGGGCAAGTGGCTGTGGGCCATACCCGGAAACCACGACAACTGGTCAAAGCTGCTGGCGGGGATCGACAAGGTGCGCGACGTGTTTGCCGGCTGCCGGGTGCTGTACGATCCTGACGAGATCGTGTTTGCGCTGAAATGGAACGGGCACCAACTGACCTACAAGGCGCGGCACAAGTGGCGGTACAGCAGCATCTACAATGCCACACACGGCATAGAGGCCGGGTGGCAGCGGGGCGACGTGGCGTTCGACATTGGCCTGGGTGGTCACACGCACCGGGGCACCTACTGCCGGCCATTCACGGCACACGGGCGGCGGCGGTTTGCGGTCCTGACCGGGACGTATGAGACCACCAGCGAGTACGGGCGCGAGTTGGGGTTCGCCCCGACGGATGGGATGGGCAGCGGCGCGCACGTGTTTTACCCAGACGGACGCTGCCCGGCATTTTTCGAGGACGTGCAGACCGCCGCCGACTTTTTGCGGTGGCTGAATAGGGAGTGAGGATAATGCTCCACGCAGTGCCGAAACCGGATGCATCCGGCACGCAAGCTGTAGGTCGCGTGGGGCATTTTGGGATAGGTTGGGATATGCCGATATTGATGGTGATCCTGGGAGTTATCGTCATAGGCGCGGCGGTTGCGGCCCTTGTGGCCCGCGACAACGCCCGCTACATCTATAAATAGTCCCCTCCTCCTCAGTGGCTGGGCGCGGGCACCGGTTCTCCTCCTTTCCCGGACCCGCCCCAGCCCGAGGGTTGAAAGGTGCGACGTGAGGCAATACGGTTACGTCCATAGCGAATTTGGCGACCCGGGCCGGGTCATCCGGGTGACGAACAATAACCCGGACGGACCAGGGTCGCTGTATGCCGCACTGCGCATGACCGAGCCACGTGTCGTCGTGTTCGAGGTTGGCGGCCTGTTTCGCCTGCCGGGCAGTGGGCTGTGCTATTTCGGCCTGGGACATGCCGACGTGTCGGTGTACGGTCAGACGGCCCCCACTCCGGTGATCATCGATGGCAACATCCGCATCTGCTCGCATGACGTGCTGTTCGAGCACGTGACCATCGTCGGGCGACGCAGCGCGTCCGAGGCGCAATGCGCCGACGTGATGGGCAACCGCGACAACATCAGGACTGAGAACGTGGTATTTAGCCACTGCTCCATGTTTCGTGGTTACTCCAAGGCGTTTCAGTCCTGGAGTTACGAACCGGGCCAAAAAGCGAACCAGGGTGGCGTGCACGGTCTGACGCTGCAAGATTGTCTGTTCGCCGAGCCGCTGCTGGGGCCAAAGGGCGACAGCCGGCGGCTGGTCATTCTCCAGGAAGCGACATACCGGGCCGCGATCTTGCGCTGTCTGTTCGTCGGCGGCGACTGTCGAAACCCGGCGCTGCAAGAGGATCTAAGCGCGCTCATTGCCAATAACCTGGTGTATGACGCGGGCACCGAGTCCATTCACACCATCCGCACCAATGGGCAGGGGCCTACCGACGCGGTGATCGTCAACAACGTGATCCGTCCCGGCCCGAACACACAAACCGGGGTCCAGTGTGGCGACCGCATCCTGATCAACAGATGTCACTCGGGGAGCCGCATTTACATGTCGGGCAACGTCGCCCCGCGCGCGGCGGTGGTCCATTCGCCGGAAGCCATTGTGACCGCCTCGCCGCCGCTGACGATCCCTGTGCCGCTTTTGACGGCGGACCTCGTGCCAGAGTACGTGCTACAGAACGCCGGGGCAACACTGCCTATCCGTGAGCTGAGGTCACAGGAAACCGTCGAGCGTGTGCGCGCCGGGATGGGCTACCGTGCCGACACCAACGAACAATGGGACGCCATTCCCTACCGCCGCCCGGTGGACACGTCGGGCAGCGTGGACGAATGGTTGGCGCGGTATGACCGGCCCGCGCCAGTGCCTGCGCCGCCCGTAGACACCGAGGCGCTGAGGGCGAGCCTGGAGCGGGCCAGTGTCGTGTTGGCCGAAACGGCAGACGCGACCAGGGAGCACGCCGCAGCGCAGGCGTTACGGTTGGCGGCGGCAAGCGGGGAACTGGCGCGGGGGCTGGAGGCGTTGGGGTGAAACACTACGCCGACAACCCCCGCCGTATCAGCGAAAAGCGGTTCAAGCGCCTGAAGGACACCTTGCGCCGGTTGGGCGACCTGTCCGGCATTGTCCACGACCTGAACACCGACCAGGTGATCGGGGGCAACCAACGGACGCGGGCGCTGGATCTGCTCAAGCGGCAGCCGGTCATTGTGGCAGAATACGACCCGCCGACGGCGACGGGCACGGTGCGCGAGGGGTACTATGAGGTAGACGGCGAACGGTTTGCATACCGCGCCGTGCGGTGGACGGCAGAGCAGGCGAGAGAAGCGAACATTGCCGCCAACCTGGAAGCGGGCGTGTGGGACTTTGACGCCCTGGCGGGTTGGGATGTAGACGAGTTGAAAGACTGGGGGTTCGACGCCGACCTGTTGAAAGACTGGAATATGGAGGCGTTGAACCTGAGGGAGATGATGAATGCGGGCGCGCCCGATGAAGTGAACTATGAGGAACTATGGCAGGGGATGCCAGAGTTTGAGCAAGAGGACAATTTCGGGGCCATTCATAGCATCAAAGTCCATTTTGCAACTGAAGATGATATAAGGGCTTTTGCTGAATTGGTGGGGCAAGGGGTATCAATAAAAACCAAGTTCATCTGGTATCCCAAGCAAGAACGGGCGGACCTGTTGGGGTCATTGTGCGAAGATGAATCCTAGATACCCGGTCTATGTCATATCCAAGGGGCGATGGGAATCACGACTCACCGCCAAGGCTCTAGAAGCCAGGGCAGTACCCTATCATATTGTCATCGAGCCTCAAGAATATGACCAGTATGCAGCGGTCATTGATCCGGCAAAGATTCTTGTCTTGCCATTTAGCAACCTGGGACAAGGGTCCATACCGGCTCGTAACTGGGTGTGGGAGCATTCAATAGAACAGGGGGCCGAACGGCACTGGATACTTGATGACAACATAAGAGACTTTTACCGAGTACATGAGAATATCAAATATTACACGACTTCGGGCACGACATTCAGGTGTATAGAGGACTTTGTAGACAGGTATGAGAATGTGGCGCTGGCGGGGATGCAATATGAGATGTTCGTGCCGCGCAAAAAGAAACACAATCCTGTCATACTCAACACGCGGATCTATTCTTGCATCCTGATTCTCAACAGTCTGCCCTATCGTTGGCGCGGACGCTACAATGAGGATACCGACTTGTCGCTAAGGGCGCTCAAAGATGGGTGGTGTACAATTCTCTTTGTTGCTTTTCTGGCGAAGAAGATAGCCACCATGAGAATGAAGGGCGGAAACACAGATGAGCTTTACAAGGGAGATGGGCGTCTCAAGATGGCTCGGTCCTTACAGCAGCAACATCCTGACATTGTGACAATCGTCCAAAAGTGGGGGCGTTGGCAGCACGAGGTTGATTATAGTTCATTTAAGCGGAATCAACTCAAGCTCAAGCCGGGGGTGGAGATTCCCCAGGGAGTGAACAATTACGGGATGGTACTGACTGGGGTAGATGAAGGCGGCGTGCCTGAGTTGGTGGGGTAGGTTTGCGGCATGAGGTTTGCGAATGGCATCGCCTAAGCGGACGGCGATACAAATAGAGAACGACCGGCGCGAGATTGCAGCCATGTACCTGGAGGGCAAGACCCAACAGGAGATAGCCGACGCGCTGGCACAGGACCGGGGCTATGCACTATCCCGGCAGATGATCGGCTACGACCTGCAACGCATCCAAGAGCAGTGGCTTGCATCGGCGCTGCGTGACTTTGACGATGCCAAGGCGCAGGAACTCGCCAAGATCGATCACCTGGAGCGCACATACTGGGACGGGTGGGAGCGTTCGTGTGAGGACGCCGAGACGCTGCGCGTGGAGGGCAACCAGGAAGGGCCGGACAAAAAGGTGCTGACGCGCAAGGGGCAGGCGGGTGATCCGCGTTTCCTGCAAGGCGTGGAACGGTGCATCGAACGACGGTGCAAGATCCTGGGCATTGACGCGCCGACGCGAATGGAGCACACCGGACGCGACGGCGGCCCGATAGAGACGGAGACACGTGACACAACTCCCGTCGAACGAAGAGCTGATGAGGTTATGGCCCTACTTGACCTTGCCCGAGCAAGATCGGCTGGCGCGGGCGCTGGCGGCGATAGCGGGGGTCCCGCTCCGTCCTGACCCGATAGACTGGATCGAGCGCGAGTTCTGGATACCGGAACTCAACGGCCCGATCCAGTTAGCACCTTACCAAAAGCGGTGCTTGTCGGAAGCCCTGAGCACCGACGCGCGGGGCCTGTACCGCTATTCGACCATCGTCTGGTCGGACATCAAGAAAAGCGCCAAGAGCACCATCGCGGCGGCGGTGGCGGCCTACGTGTGCGCCCATTCTCCCTACGGTCAGGTGGTCAGTGTCGCCAACGACCTCAAGCAGGCCGACAGCCGGGTGGCCTACTATTACCGCCGGGCGCTCCAGCTCAACAAAACCCTGGGCGAACGGGCGACGGTCCGCAACTACAAGGCGACGTGGGACAACGGCTGTATCTTTGAGGCCGTGCCCATCGACCCGACGGGTGAGGCCGGCGGCGGCGCGGACATGGTGGTGTTCTCGGAATTGTGGGGCAGCCACTCTAAGGCGCAGCAGGCCATGTGGAGCGAAATGACCCTTAGCCCGCTCAAGTTCGGGCGGTCCTTCCGTTGGGTGGAAAGTTATGCCGGTTACGTCGGCGAGTCGCCTACCCTGGAAATGCTGTACGAGCAGGGGGTCAAGCAGGGGCGGCAGTTGTGGCCCGACCTGCCGGTGTGGGTGAACGACACGGCCCGGCTGTTTGTGCTGTGGAACGAGACGCCCCGCCTGCCGTGGCAAACGCCGGAATACTACGCTACCGAGGCGGCGACGCTGGTACCGACTGAGTTCCAGCGCCTGCACCGTAACCAGTGGGTGTCCAGCGTGGCGCAGTTTGTACCCGACGCCTGGTGGCAAGCGTGCAAGAGCGAGCCGCCCGAAATAGCGGACAACGAGTGTGCGGTATTCGCCCTCGACGCCGGGGTCAGTAACGACTGTTTCGCCCTGGTGGGGGTCATCCGCAACCCGGCAGACGAGCGGGGCGTGGTAGTGCGCTATGCACGCGCGTGGCGCCCGGAACCGGGGACGCAGCTCGACTTTGCCGAACCGGAGGCCGAGATCCGGCGCATCGCAGAGCGGCATAATGTGGTAGAATGGTGTTATGACCCGTACCAACTGCACTCGATGTGCACGCGGTTGGCGAGCGAGGGGATCGGGTGGTTTCGTGAGTTCTCGCAGGGCCAGGACCGATTGGTGGCGGACAAGCAGTTACACGACATGATCCGCGACCGGAAACTGGTACACACGGGAGATCCGACATTGACGCAGCACGTACAGAACGCCAACGCCAAGACCGAGGGGGAGAACAAGCTGCGCATTGTCAAGAGGGCGGACCATTTGAAGATCGACCTGGCCGTGGCCCTGAGTATGGCGACGGCGGAATGTCTACGGTTGAACTTGTAGAAAGGAAAAGGGGAATGAGCGGGAGCGGATATTTTCGGGGATACATTTCTCGTGACTGGGGCACGCGATGTTGCTATCGTGGTGTCGAGGACGGTCCGCCACCTACGGATAGCACACACATTGATTACTATGCCGATTTTTGGACCGGCACGATTACCGTTGGCGACCTGAAACTTGACCTGGCATCATTTCAGAAGGCAGCGTCAATGATTAGCCGTGCACACGGCGAATTCGAGATGGCACGCAAGGTGGCGGGGATTAAAGCGGAACTGGTACAGACCGGGAAGATTGTCGGTCGAACGCCATACGAAAGCGAGGAAAAAGGGGAATGAGCGGCACAGCATATGCGGTCATAGTTTGGGACTATGAAGACCTGGAGAAACTCGCCGTCTTTACGACCACAGAAAAGCGGGACGCCTATTTGACGGAATGCCTCAAGGCAGACAGTTCCGCCTGGGGCTTGGATGTAGAATTGGACCCGGACCCGCCCGAGATTTCTCACGCAACAACCGTATGGATACATAAGGATGGAAAGATCGGACGGACCCAGTTGTGGTCGTTTTTGCCTTGGTCCTGGTCTTGGGCGCGGATGGGATTCTTACACTATGGCGATGACGGAGACTGGATGGCCTATGCGGTCCCGACTGGCGATCAAGATGAGGCGATCAAGGTGGTCAAGGAAAAGCAGTCCCAAATTCTCGCCGCCGATGCGTGGGGTGATTTCACAAAGACACGGCAGGTGTTGGGAGAACAATAATGTTCTATGACTGGCACCGGTTCTTTGACAACATAGCGGCCATCCCGGCCTATTACCCACCCTGGACTGCCGGTGTGTCGTTCCTGCCGTTGTGGCTCATTCTGGCAGTGACGGTCCTGGCGTTCGTCTGGGCAGCATACCGGCAAGCCAACTCGCTCGCCAGCGTGGCTTGTGCGGCACTTTGCCTGCCGTTGTTCTGGACGCTGTTCCTGGGCCAACTGGACGGCCTGGCGCTGTTGGGAGTACTCGCGCTGCCATGGGGTGTGCCATTGGCGCTGCTCAAGCCGCACATTGCAGCGTTCACCCTGTTGGCCCGCAAGCAGTGGGCCATCGTCGGGGCGGTATTCATCCTGGCGACGGTGCTCATTTGGGGGCTGTGGCCGCTGCGCCTATTCGAGTGCAACACCGACCCGGCACAGTGGCCCCAAGACATTGCGTTGGGGTTGTGGGGCCTGCCGGCGTTCGCTGTTGTGGCGTGGTGGCTGCTGAGGCCGGGAAACAAGGCAGCGCGCGCCGATCCGTATTGGTGGATGCTAGCAGGGGCGTTTATGACACCCCGGCTGATCCCGTACAACCTGCTGCCGTTGTACCCTGCGGTGGCTCGGCTGCCCTGGCCCTGGGCGCTTGCGGTGGCATTGACCTCGTGGCTGCCCTTCGCCGCCAATTGGGTAGGCCCGTGGGGATGGTACCTGGGGTGGGTATCGGTGGTGCTGTTGGGCGTGGGGATGTGGGTAGAGGCACAAGCCGGAAAGGGGAACCATGTGGACGAGCGGTGAACCGTCGGGCATTCTACTGTCTCTTGTGTGCTGCGCGCTGCCCATCGTCCTGTTGGGCGGCGTTGGCGTACTTGTCTACCTGGCGTTGCTGTACGGAAGGAAGCCGAATGATCCGAGGATGTAGGAAAGGGGAAAGATGAACCGTCGTGAATTTCTCAAGGGGGCGTTGGCGGCGCTGGCCGTGGTCATACTGCCCAAGGGGAAGCAGACCAAAACGGACCAGACGGCGGACAACTTGGACGCTTTTTGTGAGGAAGTCGCGCAAGCCGACCCGGCGTTGACGTTCGACGTTGTGCCGGAACCTCAGAAGCGGGGCGAACTGTGGGACGCCTTGCATGAGATAGGCGATGTCATTCGGCGGAATAGTGAGGCGTGCGCCGGGACACAACCCGAATGGTGGGTGACGATGCACCCTGATGACTGGGAGGAATTGCGCTACGCGTGCACGAATAGCAACCTGACGCCACCACTCGACCCGCCAGAATACGAACCAAAAGACGCTGGCGCTTGGCGACTTTACACGGATCGTGGTGTGTATACCTGTGACGACATCGAAGCTGACAGGCCGGAATGGGTATGCGGTATTGACGCCGCAAGCCCTGACGATGACTATACCGGCGTGACGTTGGGATGCACAGACGGCGACGGGGTGTGGCACACGATGGAGACGGTGAGTGTCCCTGGCAAGTTTGATCCTTACGAGGTCATCGTCAACACGGGCCACATAGACGCGCCGATAGCCGGCGCTTCGTGGCAATTTCCGCCAACGACACAGGAATGCTTGGACCGGCTGAAGATGAGGATCGAAAGAGGCCCTGATGCCTGACCGTGAGTTCTGGCTTGCCATCCGGCAGGCGCTGCTGATGATGGTAGACGCCATCGAACGGCTGTGCAACGTCACGCCGCGAACGGCTGAGGTGCGCAAACAGCGATAGTCTGATAACCGCATAACCGGCAGTCTTTCGAGAACGCCGCTACGTTGTGGGAGTGATGAACCCCGCAGCATAGCGGCGTTTTTGTTTGGAGAGCGAATGGCAAAGACACGACGGCGACAACCAATAACCCAAGAGGCACGCAACGTCCGGCTGGAGCGTGAGTGGCGGCAGAAACTGGCGACGGCGGAAAAGGCCGCCCCATCCCTACCACCGACCGAGCCGCCCACGCCGGCCTACGTGGAACAGGTGCGCCAGGAAGCCGAGGCGCTGGTCAACGCGGCCCCGGCGCTGCCCGAAACCGACAAGGCGGCGGCGACCGTGCCCTACAGCGTCCAGACCGGCCCACAACACGGCGGGGTGTCCGTCGCCGACGCCGGGGCGCTTTTGTGGTGGAACTCGATGACCATTGACGACTATATCCCGGTCAACGAGTACCACGACCCCAAGCGCCAGCAGCAGCTCAGGACGTTCGCCCTGATCGCGCCGTTCATCCTCAACGCCATTTCGATCATGACCAAAAAGGCGCAGGGCCTGGAGTGGTCGATCACCGCCGGGCGCAACCTGGCGAGTAAGTGGCAGGACCGGATCGCCAACATGGGCGAGAACTGGGACCTGTTTATCGGGCGTTGGGTGCGGGCCTATTGCGAGTCAGACAAGCCGGCCTATGCCGAGTTGATCCGCGCTGCCCCCCGTTGGGCGGTGGACGAACGGGGGCAGTTGACACTCCGTGGCGAGCGGGCGATGGAACGCGGGGACGATGCCGCGTGGGAAATTGTGGATGCCCGCGTGATGGATCCTTTGTGTGTGTGGCCCACCTCGTCAGACGAGTTCCCGGTAGTCTACCGCAACCCGTTCAACGGGCAGCGGCACCAACTGCGCGACTACCAGTTTATGAAGCTGACCGACATGCCGATGGTGGACGACCGCATGCCACAGTGGGGCGTGTGCGCCGTCTCCCGTGCCGTGTGGGCCGCGCAAGAGGACCGCATGGTCCAGCGGTATGTGTACGAGAAGCTGAGCGACAACCCCGGCGCGGGCATCGTCCTGGCGAACGTCAACCCGACGATGTTGGAAACAGCGCTCAAGGGTGCGACAGCCCAGAGGGATTCTCGGGGGCTGGTCTATTACAAGGGCGTTATTTTCCTGCCGGTCCTCAACCCAGAGGGCAACACGGTCCTGGAGTATCTCAACTTTTCGGGCGCTCCCGAGAATTTCAACCGCACCGAGGTCTACAACATCTGCAAAGAGGTCACCGCCACGGCGTTTGGCCTGGACGTGCTCGAATTTGGCAGCATCCCGGCGGGCGGACTGGGCACCGGGGCGCAAGCCGAGGTCGCCAGTCTCAAGGCCAAGGGCAAGGGCATGGGGGCGCTTGTCTCGGGCATCAAGCGCGAGTTTCGCCACAAGCTGCTGCCCGACTCGGTGCAATTCGAGATCCGGGCGTTGGACGAAGAGCAGCGGAAACTGCAAGCCGAGATCGAGGGCAAGTTCTTCGAGAACGCGGGCGCATTCGTCAACCTGGGCCGCCCCGACCTGGGCCTGCAATACCTGGCCGACCGTGAGGTCATCCCCGACGTGTACCTGCCCGCCGACATGACCGGCACCGAAACCCTGGAGGATACCGAGGCTCCCGAGTTGGGCAAGGCATATCGCGAGCCGTGGGTGCGGGTAGACCGGTGGGGCAAAATGACGGCGCTGCCGGTATTCGCCCCGGTGCACGCGCACGCACACGAGGCCGAGAAGCAGATCGAGCGGGTACAGCCGCCGCCCGGCCCGCCATTGCCCGAATTGGACGCGACGATCACCGAGGCCGATGTGGACCGGGCCAATGCCGCATTTGACGCGCTGTTTCCCGAGTTCGCCGGGCTGCTCGACGCGAGGACGCAATGAGCCAGCCACAGCCGAGCGCCTGGGTATGGGACCCGCGCACCGGGAACTACCGCGACCTGGCGACGGGGCGTTTTCTGCTTCGCGACCAGGTGGTCAACCTGGTCGATACGTTGGTGGACCGGGCCAACGAACAGGGGGCCGGCACGTTGGCGACGATGTTGTCTGATGGGCGGCTCAACACAGCGGACTGGCAGGCCGGGATGGCCCGGCTGATCAAAAACACCTACATCCAACAGACCGAATTGGCAGCCGGCGGGCGGGCCAACGTCACGCGGGAAATGTGGGGCAGCGTCGGCGGTCAGGTGGCAGAACAGTACCGCTACCTGCGGGACTTTGCCCGCGAGGTCGAGTCAGGCAGCCTGACGGCGGCACAGATCCGCGCCCGGTCGGAGATGTACATTTCGTCGAGCAGAGAGGCATTTTGGAGAGTAAAGGACCGGCAGGCGAGGGCACAAGGGTTCACCGAAGAGCGGTGGGTACCTATAGGGGATGATAGCACCTGTGGCCCCTGCTCCGATGCTGGCGCGATGGGCTGGCAGCCTATAGGCACGTTCGCTCAGCCGGGCAGCGGGCGGGTGCGTAACAGCCCCGAGACCAGTTGCCAAGGTTTGACCAGATGCAGATGCCAAAAGGAGTACCGCTGATGGCCCTCGTCATTCAAATGAAGGCGATCCGTCCGGGGCGACTCAACATCGAGACGATCATGCAAGAGATCGAGGCACAACTGCAACTTGAGGGCAAGTACATCGAAAGCGAGTTCGAAAAGACCACGGCGACGTGGACGAACAGGCCCGCCTTCGAGACCTTGACCGATACGACCGGCGGCAACCTGGCAGTCCTGGTCGGCACGGACGATCCCATTTACCGCTACGTAGACGAGGGGACGCGCCCGCACCGCATTGTACCCAAGTCGTCGAACCGCAGCGGTCGGCTGTTTTTCCAGTCCGGTTACGTCGCCAAGACCTCGCCGGGCGTGATCGGATCACGTGCGGGCGGCAAATTCGGAAACGTCGTCGTCGCCAGGGCGGTCAACCATCCCGGCACCAAGGCGCGCGGTTTCTCGAAGCAGATCGAGGCCAAGACGCGCAACCGGTTCAAGCGCAACATGCACGCGGCGATGAAGCGGGGCGCGGAAAAGGCACAGGCCGACATGGCCAAGGGGCAAGTTGTCCCGTGAATATGTACACAAGGTGTACTGTGAGGTGAGAGATGCCAGACCCCCAACCGGGTGAAACGAGAGTAGAATGGATGGCCCGCTGTATCCCCGAGACGATGCGCGATGGCGGGGCGGAAAGCAACGAGCAGGCCGTCGCCATTTGCGCCGCCAAGTGGGAGGACGACAAGGCCGTGCGTAACAAGTTCGTCAGTTACAAAGCGGCGGATGGTCGCTGGCGGTGGATGGCCGTGTCGAGCATGGCCATTATGGACCGTGAGGGCGAGATCGTCAGCGAAAAAGCCTATGATGACGCCATCGCCCTGGCCGACCGGGACGGGCGCGGTGAGTTGGACCTGGTGCACCTCAATGGCACCGACGTAGGCGACTGTGACACACAGACCCGACTGGGGATGATGTTGGTCGAAGGGGGCACGTGGCGCGATACGCCCCTGGCGCGCAAGGTGCGCCAGGCCGTTGCTGCCGACCCCGACCGATGGGGCGTGTCCATCAAATTCAGGTACGACCCGTCGCAATTTGACGGGAGAACCTATACAGGCGGTATCCAGATCCGTAAACGCAGCATTCTACCGCGAGAGATGGCTGCATCGTTCGGGACCGCCATCACCACGACAGGAGGTGATATGGAAATGACCGAGCAGGTAAAAGAGGCGCTTGGGGCGATGGGCCTGGACGAAACCGAGATCGAGGAGATCGCCGAGCGCCAGAAGAGCGTGGAGGCAGAAACCCACGTCGTCAACAAGGCCGAGACGGTCCTGCAAAAGGTGCGGGACATGATCGGTAAAGCTTTCGGGAGCGGTGCTGAGGCCCCGGACGCCGGCGGGGCGGAAAACGTGACGGAGGTTCCCCCGGCAGAACCGGCAGAGCCGGAACCCGCGCCCGAGACAGAACCGGAGGCCGAAAAGGCCACTGAACCGGAAGCGCCACAGGAGCCGCCGTCGTTCGTGTTGTCCGAGGACGCACAAAAAGCCATTGCCGCGAGCGTGGCCCAGTCGATGGCAGGCGGTGTGGCCCAGGCCCTGCAACCCGTCGCCGAAAAAATGGCACAGATGCAGGTCACGATGGATGCGTTGGTTGCCCGGTTGGCCGAGGTCGAAAAGACGACCGAGGACCGGGTGATGGAACGGTTGCGCCAACTGCCGCCGGTGGTCAAGGCGGCTCCGACCCAGGTAGCGGCGACGGTCACACAAGACGACCCGAGCACGCCCGCGCCGGAAGCCGAAAAGACCTACGCGCAGGCCTTGTTCGCGCAAGTGGAAAAGTCTTTGGCGGACGCCCTGAAGGGTGTCGAAGTGAAATACCGGATGTAGATCCGGGAAGGAGGTGGACATATGGACATGTCCCCTGAAGTTTTGAAAAGTGTGATGACCCCCGACTTTGCGGCTGCAATGGGCCGCGAGATCGGCAAAGCCATGGCGGCTGTGATGAAGGCATCGACCGCCAGTGGCTCCACCCATAACCTGGTCCACGGCCCTGGGTCTATGTTCGGGCAGGGGCAGGTCGGGATCGAGCCGGAAGTCATTTCGACGATGATGCACTGGCGCGGCGTGGCGGATATGCTGCCGACCGTTGGCGTGCGGACCCGCGAGCTGCTGCTGCCGTTCATCACCGGTGTAGAGCCGACCAGCTCGACCGAGCCAAGCACCGAGTGCGCGAACTGTATCTCGGGTGAGACGGAAGCCTGTCTCCAGCACTTCCCGCTGGGCAAGGTCTGCCGCCAGACGCAGACCATGACCCCCGAGCGGATCATCGAGCGGTTGAACCGGGGCGACATCGATCTGACGCTGCTCAACGATCAACTGGGCAGCGACAGCCCGTGGCATCCCGGCGACTCGTTCGCCTCCATGGGCCAGCAGGGCCTGATGCAAGTCGCCGCCGCGTGGGCGCTGATGTTCGAACTGCCCCCGCTCTTTATGGCGGCCCTGTCGCCGATGGTGTACTCGGGCAACCCGGTCAACAACCGGGGCGACGGGTACCGCGAGTTCCGCGGCCTCCAACTCCTGGTCAATACCGGGTTCCGTGACGCACTCTCGAACGTGACTTGCCCTGGCCTGGACAGCGATGTCAAAAACGCCAACTACAAGGACGTGGCAAACACCGCCGCGACCACGGTTTACCAGTTGGTCGAGATGGCCCACTACTACGTCCGCAACAACGCGGAAGGTCAGCGGTTGGCGCCGGTGCGTTTCGCCGCCGTGATGCGGCCCGAGATGTGGCAGGTGCTGTCGGGGTATGTGCCGCAGCAGGCCATCCTGAACACCATCGCCAACATGACCATCCCCAATGGCGTGACGGTCAACCTGGACGGACAGACCATCGTCAACGAGCGCAACGCCATGCGCCAGGGGCTGTACATCCCGCTGAACGGCGAGATGGTACAGGTCATCCTGGACCACGGCATCCCCGAGTTGAACAATGCCAACGACGCCCACCTGGCAGCCGGCCAGTACGCATCGGACATCTACATCCTGCCGTTGACCTACCTGGGCAACCGGCCCGCACTGCGCGTCGAGTACAAGGACTACCGGTTCATCAGTGAGGAAGTACGCGCCACCGATGACCTGATCGGCGGGCTGTACTCCTGGTCTCCCGATGGCCGGTTCTCGTGGACCTGGGTCAAGGATGGCCCGTGCTTTTTGATCCGGGCGAACATCGAGCCGCGCATCATCCTGCGCACGCCGCAACTGGCGGCCCGTATCCAAAACATCAAGTATGTGCCGGTCCAGCACCTGCGCGAGCCTGACCCGGATTCGAGCTATTTCTTTAAGGGCGGGGTTTCTACCCGTAGCCCGGCTACTTATTACTATTGAGTTCAGTAGTATAAGTAGTCGCCATTTGCATAAAATGGCCCTTTGTGGTACACTTGTTCTAGTGGTCAAAGTCGCCGGGGGAGTTGGAAGCTCCCCCGGCACCAACAGAAAGGACACTAGAACATGGCTGGCAAGAAGTGGACTGAAGCAGAACTGGCGTACCTTAACAACCAATACGGCAAGCAAGACGCGGAGGACATCGCCCGCGCAATGGGGCGCACCAAGTCGTCAGTACAGACCAAGGCCGCCGAGCTTGGACTCAAGGACGAGCGGGTCTTGTGGTCTGACGAAGATGTGGTGTTTCTGAGAGAAAACTACCTGACCCTGGGCGCGGACGAAGTAGCAAGGCGGTTGGGTAAGACTGTGGGTGCCGTACATGGCAAGATCCGCAAGGTAGGGGGTGGTCGCCCATCTATCGGCCCACGGGTCGAATGGACAGAAGCAGAGGACGAGTTCTTGCGGGAAAACTACCAAGGGCTGACGATAGACGAACTAGAGCAGCATCTTGGCCGGACAAAGGGCGCGATCTATGCGCGAGCGCAACTGCTCGACGTGGTGCGCTACGTCGATCCGTTCCCATTCTTCGAGACCTGGACAGAGCAGAGCGCCTACGTCGTTGGACTGTTCGCCGCCGATGGGTGGGTAAGCAAGCGCGGGCCGGAAAGCATACGCATCGCCTTCGACGTGAAAGAGCCGGACATTTTGTATGCCCTACAAGAAGCTATCGGTTCGGGGCGTATGGGCCGCAAGGCGAGTGGGATGTACTCCTACTACATCCAAAGCACCAAGGTGTACGAGTGGCTCTGCAACCTATTCGGGCGTGACGTGTGCCGCAAGTCCAAGACGCTCCAATGGCCGAATGTACCAACTGAGTTCATGCGGCACTTTATCCGTGGCGCAATGGACGGCGACGGCGCGCTGTTCAAGACCCGAGACAACTTGTGGTCTATCAGCTACGCAAGCGGCTCCGAGGGCTTCGTTTATGGAATGGAGAAAGCCATTTTTGACCATACGGGTATCGTGATGAACACCGGACTCAACAAGATCCACGTTTGGCACACTCGTTGTACCGGCATCAAGGCGGTTTGCTTGGCGGACTGGTTGTACAGAGATGCAACCATTGCCTTGGAGCGCAAGGCGTGGATCGCACGAGAAATGATGCAAACACGCGGCACAGCGCACAAGGGAAGCATTACCGACAAGATGCGAGAGATGTTTCCGCACATCATCAGCGGATACCGGCTCTTGTAGAAAGGACTGTATGAACATCGTCAAAGCTCCTTTGCGGGTCTCTCTGTTCGGTGGCGGGTGTGACCTGCCGGAATACGCGGACGAATACGGCGCGACGATCCTGTCGTTCGCCCTGGACGCCGCGATCTATGTCACGTGGAACCGGCGCCCGACCGGCGGCTGCCGGCTGACCTACAGTGAGGTAGAGGAACTGGACACCCTGCGGAATGCACGGCACGACCTGGTGCGCGCGGCGGCGGCAACCTACGGGCTGCCCGAGCCGTGCACGCTGAGCATCGTTTCGGATATCCCGAAGGGCACCGGTCTCGGCTCGTCGTCGGCGTTGGCTGTGGCCCTGTGTGCCTTGGCTGACGCGGCGCGGCAAAGCGGTGAGGACCTGGCGACAACGGCCTATCACCTGGAGCGCACCGTCGCCAATGTCGGTTGGCAGGACCACCTTCCGGCGACGTTCGGCGGCGTGCACGTGTACCGCTACGCCCCGGACACGGCGCGGGTGACGATGTACCCCGTCCCTGAGTTTTTGCACTGGGTCATCGAGAACTATGGGCTGCTGTTGTACACCAACCGCTCCCGGCCTGCCGCGCAGATCCTGCGCACGTGGGCCGAGCAGGTGGACACACTGCACCAGATCCGCTACGTGGCGGAAGGGGTCGCTGATGACCTGGACACCCTGGGCATGATCGACCTGGTGGAAGCCCTGCGCGAAACGTGGGAACTGAAGGCCACCATCCCCGGCGTGGTCGATGACGAACTGCGCGCACAGTATGCCGCCGCACTCAAGGCGGGCGCATTGGCGGGCAAGCTGCTGGGCGCGGGTGCGGGCGGGTGCTGGTTTTTCCTGGTACCGCCCGAGTTACGGCGGCGGGTAATCGACCGGTTGGGGATGACCGAGATCCCGTTTCAGATCTCGCCGGCGGGGGTGAGTTATGGCACGCTCTAGGGCTGTGTTTTTGGACCGTGACGGCACCATCATCCGTGACGTGCCCAACCTGGCAGACCCGGAGCAAGTCGAACTGCTGCCCGGCGCGGCGGATCGGATACGGGCGATCAACGAGGCGGGTTGGCTGGTCATCGTCGTCACCAACCAGGCGTGCATCGGGCGCGGCGACGTGGCGGTCTCACAAGTCGAGGCCGTCCACAAGCGCATGATCCAACTGCTGAAAGACGAGGGCACGGGCATACACCACATTGTCCTGTGCCCCCACACGCCGGAACAGGCGTGCTTTTGTCGCAAGCCCGAGCCGGGGATGCTGTACGCCGTGGCGACGTTGTTCCAACTGGACCTGCGCGAGTGCCTGATGATCGGCGACGCATTGACCGACATGCAAGCGGCGAAGGCGGTCAACATGCCCCGGTTTAAGGTCAAGGACGGCTTGGGGGAGTGGGACCCGAGACAATTAGGGCACATCGCTGTGCCGGGGAGATCGGGATGATCCGCATCGGCGATCTACAGTTGGGGACAGAGGAGCGGGCGGCGCTGCAAACGGTCATCGACTCGGGCCGCATTACCGAATGGCGCGAGGTGCGGGCATTCGAAGAAGAGTTCGCCGCGTGGGTAGGCGTGCGCCATTGTGTGGCGGTATCCAGCGGCACGGCGGCCCTGATGGTCGGCCTGGCGGCGCTGCGACTCGATCCGCGTTACGACGTGCGGCGGGTACTCGTGCCGGCCCTGACGTTTATCGCCACCGCCAATGCGGTCACGCTGTCCGGCCTGGAACCCGCCTTCGGGGACATTACCCCCGGTCTGACGTTGGACCCGGCGGAACTACGGCGGCTGCGCTACGACGCCGTGCTGCCCGTCCACCTGTTCGGCTACCCGGCGGATATGGATGCCTTACGCGCCAATGCCTGGGCCGGGCGCAACATTCCCATCCTGGAGGATGCCTGTGAGGCCCACGGCACGACGTACCGGGGGCAGATGGCCGGAAGTATCGGCCTGTGGGGCGCGTTCTCGTTTTACGTGGCCCACACCATTCAGGCCGGCGAGTTGGGCGCGTTCGTCACCGACGATGCCGAGCTGGCGCAGATGGCCCGGCGGCTCAAGGCCCACGGGCGGCGGTGTGCGTGCCGGTTATGCACGCGCAACACAACGGGCTGCCCGGTCCTGGAGCGGGGCGATCCCGACCCGCGTTTCACGGCCATCTATCCCGGCTGGAATTTCAAACCGATGGAGTTCCAGGCGGCATTGGCCCGCGTCCAACTGCGACACGCACAGGACAACATCGACCGGCGGCGCGAGCACGTGGCCCGGCTGACGATGCGCCTGGCGCAAGTTGAGGACTATGTGGACTTGCCGGCCTATCACGACCACGTGGCGTATATGGCCTACCCGCTCGTGCTGCGCGTGCCGGGTATCCGTGACCGGGTGGTCGCAGAATTGGCCCGGCGGGGTGTCGAAAGCCGCCCGATGTTCGGCTGTATCCCGACGCAGCAGCCGGCCTATGCATCCTATCGGGATAGCGGCATGTGGCCCGTGGCAGACCGGGTGGGAGCAAATGGGTTTTACGTCGGCTGTCACCAGTACCTGACGGGCGACGAAGTAGACGAGATGGCAAGGACTATCGTGGACGTGGTGAAAAGTGAGGCGCAAGCCTAGAAAGGGTATGGCAATGCTGTACAAGATCGTTGGACAAGACGGCGCGACTTTGGCGAGAGTAGAGGCAGACCTGGTTCGCTGTGATGAGAATGCGATCTATCTTTACGCGGTTGGGCGTCCCAGGATGGCAGCAGATGCTGTTGCCGTGATCCCGCTCGTATCCGGCTATTTCGTGTGCGAGGCGCAAGAACAGAGCGGGGATACGGACAACTCTACCATTCGCCCCGCGCCGGGCGTAGATCCAAAAAAGGGCGGCATTATGGATTGTGGTGAGGACGGTACTATTGTCTGGGACGAAGTGAGGCCATTGGCAACCCACGAGGTCCGGCACGATAGCACCGGTAGCGACAACGTGAACCGCTTTAATTGTTACGAGGCGAACCAATGACCACCTGTAACTGCGAGCACTGCGCCTGTTACTGGCGTGGCAAGAACGTCGTCGTCACCGGCGGACGGGGGATGGTCGGTTCGTTCCTGGTGGACAACCTGGTCGGCAAAGGCGCACGCGTCACCGTCATGGACACCGGGGTGCGGGGCCGAAACCACAACCCCCTGGCCCATTATGTGGACACGCGGCTGGCGGACGCCGGGCACCAGGGCAACTGTGGCGCGGCCTTTCGCAATGCCGACGTGGTATTCAACCTGGCGGCGGCGGTTGGCGGGGTCTACCACAACCTGGCCCACCAGGCCGAGCAGTATGCCGAGAATATGCGCCTGCAAACCGCCCCGGTCCTGGCGGCGGTCGAGATGGGCGTGCCGGTCTTTGTCCAGGTATCCAGCGTGTGCGTGTACGCGACGGGCTACAACAACCCGGCCCTGGAGGAACACGGGCACGAGGGCGAGCCGGAAGCCGCCAATGCCGGGTACGCCTGGGCCAAGCGCATGGGCGAACGGCTGTGCCATTGGGCATTTGAGCCGACACAGACCCGCTACGTCATCGTGCGCCCGACCAACATTTACGGGCCGCGTGACTATTTCGACGACCGGGCACACGTTATCCCGGCACTCATTCGCAAGTTCGAGACGCAGGATCACGTGCAGGTGTACGGCGGGCCACAGACGCGTGAGTTCATTTACGCGCCCGACGTAGCGGCGGGCATGATCGCGGCGGCGGAACACGGCCTGCGCGGCGACATCATCAACCTGGGCACCGGCGGCGACACACAGACCACCATCGCCCACCTGGTAGACGCGATCCGCAAGTGGACGCTGAGCCGGGCGACGGTTGAATTTGTGGACACCCGCCCGACCGGCGACGCACACCGCCGCACCGATAGCGCCCGCGCCTGGGCATTGGGTTGGCGGCATACCGTCGGCCTGGACGAAGGCATCATGCGCACCGTGGCCTGGTACCGGGAGCAGCAATGACCGGCCCCATCGTCGGCTTTGTGTGTGGCGCGTTTGACTGCCTGCATCCGGGGCACGTGCTGATGTTGGCGGACGCGGCGGGTCAATGCGACTACCTGGTGGTCGGCCTACACGTCGATCCCAGCGTGGAGCGGCCCGACAAGCACGCGCCGGTCCAGACGGTAGACGAGAGGATGGTGCTCCTCCAGGCCATAAAGTGGGTGGGGCGGGTGGTCGTCTACCGCACCGAGCAAGACCTGGCGGACCTATTGAACGAGCTGCGGCCCGACGTGCGGATCATCGGTTCCGACTGGCGGGGCAAGGCGATCACCGCGCCGGATGCATG